AACCATTGTTACGCGGTTGTGGATACCCCAAATACCGCTTCAAATATGCTTTTTACGGCTTCCGGATTATCTGCCATAGCCGGGGAAAGTTCTACGTGCCACCAATCGCCACCGGGCGCACCTGAAACGGTTTTAGTTTCGTACGCTTTCCACGCCTGCCGGTCACAACGCCAAGCCCTACCAAAAGGTTGTGGCCAATAATCAATAATCATTTGTACACCAAGTTTATTTGCATTGGCTACCACAACGTCTATAAACGCTTTAGAGACCTTGCGGCCCTCTGCTACGCCCTTTGTGTCCATCTTGCGGTACGACAAGTCCATAGCGCGCCCTGTGGCGTGTACTGACATTGTGCCGGGCTTTCCTTTAACGTCACGCTGACCAAATGTGCCATTATTCCAACAGGCACCGTTAGACCATTTGGCAGCTTGCCTAACCCATTCTTCAGTACCGGCACGTTTCCCTTTTGCGGGGCCGTCGCTGTTACCTATGTAGTCGCGGCTGCCGGGTACGCCGGGTTGGGCTTTAGCCGTCATTGTTAACTCTCGGTGTTTGTGCCGGGTTTGCTTTTAAGTCCGTTAGAAGCAACTAGGCCGCTAAGTGTGCCAGTTAGAAACACTAGCAACGTGCTTAATAGGTCAATTAGTTGCGCGTCTGTTGGTGCCTGTTCCGTTGGTTGGTCAACAAACAAAATGCCGTAGATAAACGCCATGACAGTAAACGAAAAGCAAATAGCCATAAGACGGCCTACAAAAACGATTAGCCCTGCGTGTTGTTGTTCCGGTGTTTTATTCACAACTGGCCTTTGTAAAACATTGGTATTCAATGTTTGTTTTAGAAACGGTACAACCACTACAACCCCACAATACGACGGCAATAAATAGCACGTAACCAATCATATAACGCCATTTCATTCTTCTATTGGTGTAGGCGGTGGGGTTGGTTCGGGTTGAATTGGTGCAATAAAATCGTTAATTTCTGCGTCGTAGGTGTAGCCAAAACCTGCATAAGTTTTGTTTGGGTTGTCTATAAAAGTTTCTACCCACAAACCCGTATAACGCTCCGGGTTGGCGTCTATAAATTCTTGTGTTACTGCGTGTACGCCTACAACTATGTTGTTTTCGTTGACGTGTGCAAAATATGTTTCACTCATGACTTAAACCTCACATAAACAATTCCTGAACCACCTGCGGCGCCTACAGCCGTTGAACCGCCTGTATTACCACCACCGCCGCCACCGCCACCTGTGTTGGCTGTTCCTGCTGTGCGACCTGTGCCAGTAGATGAAGTTCCACCGTTTCCGCCGCCACCTGTTCCTGTTCCGCCTGTTCCACCGTTAGCGGTTGAACCACCACCACCACCGCCAATAAAAGACGACGAACCACCGATAAACAATGAACGGTCATAGCCTGTTCCGCCAGCCCCACCAGTAGCAACTACTCCATTTCCACCAACTCCACCAACACCACCGCCACCACCACCTGGAAGATTTGTTCCAAATGATGCTGTACCACCATTAAAACCTTGCGCACCACCAAGTGAAGCAGTACCAAAAGTTCTGTTGTAAGTTGCACCACCACCGCAACCACCAGCACGACCATCGTTGTTTTCGTTGCTACCACCTGAACCGCCACCAAAAGCCGCTAAAGCGCCTATTGCACTTAGGTTTCCTGATGTGTCGCTTGCACCGCCACCACCAATAGTTATTGCTTCGTTAGTAGAAAAATATAAAGTTTCTAATACTTTTCCACCGGCACCGCCGCCGCCTGCGTAACCATAACCACCGCCACCACCGCCGCCAATCATCAAAACATCAAATAAACCGGCTTTAGTCACCGTCAAAGTACCGTCGGTTGTAAAAGTTAAAAGCGTGTAACCAATTCCATCAACCGTGATACTTGACGACGAACCACCGGTAGCGGTTCCATAGCCAGTACCGCCACCGCTAAAAAAAATAGCAGCACTAGCACTAGTAAAATAAAGCGTGCCACCCCCCCATTGTGCCAACGCTAAAGAACCGGCAGTAGTCACGGTGCAAGTACCGGCGGTAATTGTTGCGGTGCCGGCTCCAATGTTTTGTATAAAGAGTGTGTCACCTGCAGCAAACAAACCGCTATTCACGGTAAAGGTTTTGGCGGTGGCGCTGTTCATTACTAGGCGTGTGCCTTTGTCGGCTGCCACAAGCACGTAACTATCTGTTTTCGTGCTTACGGTTTGGTTGTAGTCATTTGCCTGTAATGCGTCCATTTGGGCTGCGGTAAGTATTTGCCCGGCGGTAAAATCTTGAATAGCCATAGTGTCCTTATCCTAAAACATTTGTGGTAGAAATTGTGCCATATAGTACGTCGTCTAAAATCAGCTCGTAAACAATAGTTGTAGGGCTTGTAAACAAACGTACCCTATGCCCGGTAAGAGTTATTTCATGCTCTATACCCTCTACGCTTAATTCTTGGGCAAGTACCGTAGTAGTCGCCCCGGTAACAAAAGTTTTTTCTATGCTTATTGTGTCCGAAATATCTATTACGGCCACGGTGTCGCGTTGGGCGTCCGTCAATGCGCCAAATACGGTTTCTACGCTGTTGTATCGGGCTTCAGGGTATGGGTCTAAAAGGTAGGTTGCCGCGGTTGCTAGTTCTGTGTCGTCTAGCAAACTTGTGGTAATGCTATTGGTTTGTATAAAAAACAAGGCTTGACTGCCCAAGTCGTCGGCAGTTGCTACCGCTTCGCCAAGGTTTTGTACCAAGGTTCTATTGGTCACGGAGTCGGCTTCAAAGGTAATGCCTAGATTATCAAAAGGTATTTGTGTGCCGTCGTCGTGGAAGTCGGCAACGCTGCCGGAAAGGGTAGTAGATATGCGCGGCGTAAATGTAAGTACCCCGTCTCTTGACATAAACAGGCGGCCAAATTCTGCGGTTTCGTTTATTTGGCTTAAATAACTAAGGACGTTGGTACCTGCCGGCACCGTGTAGGCGGCGTCGTGGCCAAGGTCTACGGTGCCCGGGTCAATGTTTCGCGCTGCACCTGCCGGGTAGTCCACTTCCGGTAGGTCTAAAACGGTTTCTATACGTTGCCCGGACGTTTCTACACCTACGTTTAATTCGTCCATATAGGTTTGGCTTAACAAATAAAAATTGTCTGAACAGTAAACCGTTACGGTATCTATGCCGTCTAAAGCAAAGTTGTAGTCGTAGTTAACAATTTTGCCACGGTACAAATACTCCGGTACGTTGGTTGCGCTGTAGCGAATTAACTCAACGGCCCGCAATGGGGCTAACCCGGGCAATGCTTCCGGGCTGTTGTAAAACGGGCTTGTATCGTCAAACGGGTTGAAAATGCCGTCTACGTCGTTAATGGTAAAAGTCATGGTGCCGGCTGCAAATTGGTCGCCTATGTCTTGTCGGCCTCTGCGTACGCTTATTTGCGTTGTGCTATCGGTAACGTCTGCAAAGTCTGTAGTAGGGCCTAACGGGTATTCCCCGTCCAATAAGCCTTTAACGTCGCTATCAAGTTGAAAACTACCTACGTCGTAGCCTGTGTCAATTAGTAGGGAATAATTACCGGCCTGAACAATCGCGCTACCGGGCATTATCTAAACCCAACTACCGGTATATCTAACGGGCCGTTTTGTCGCGCAAACGCTTTAAGGCCGTTAGTTGTAACCCGTCCAATTTCCGCGCTAGTTGCCATACCGCCACTTACGTTTACGGTGTAGTTGGTTGTGCCGCCTCGCGCGGCTTTAGCTTCAGCGACGCTAGCAATGCTTGCTTTAGTTGGTGCAGGTGTAGCAACGGGTTGGCCTGCGGTTATTTTGGTAAATGAAATGTCCGTTTGTGCTTGCTCTAACAAGTTTTCTAAGCGCTTAGTTGTAAGGTTCGGGTTTTGTAAAATCTTTTCGTACTTGGCTAAAACGCTTTCAAGTCCGGCTACTAACGCCGTGCCTTGGTCTACGCCCGCTTTGTAAAAACGGCCTGCACTATCTAGGCCTAGTTTGTCTGCCACCTCTTGTACGGTGGAAACAAGGGCGTTAACGCCGTTAGGGCCTGTAATAGCTTCCTGCCCGCCTGCTACTAATTCGGCAGCAATGGCCGCGCCCGCTTCCGCGCCTGCGTTTAAAACTTCGCTAAGAGCTTGTTCACTAAGGCCGCGCTGTAGCAATAAATCCACGTTGGTTGCGTACTGTTTTACCCCGGCTACTTGGTCGCGCAATCCGGCTAGGAAACCGCCGCCAGTTTCTACGCCTGCGTCTTTAGCGTCAGCAAAACTAAAACCCTCTTTAATTCCGTCGGCAACACTTTTGCCAAAATCTGTAAATGCGTCTTGTGCGTCTTTCAATTGGTCTTTAGCGTCGTCTAAAGCGTCTGCCAATTTGTCTTTAATGACGTCGTATAGTTCGTTAACTTTTTTAGAGGCGCCACCTATTTTGTCGTCTAATCCTGCAGCCTCTTTTTTAGCTGTACCGGTTGCGTCGGCTAAACGCATGGTTTGTTGGGCGCTGTATTTAAGGTTTTCGTTATAGGCGCCTATTGTTTTTTCGTCGGTAAAGGCTTCGCGCAATTTTCCAATTCCGTACCAAATTTGGCTAAGAGGGTTAGACATATTTTTTAAAACGCCAATAAAGCCGGTTAACTCATTACCGCTATTTTTTACCGGTGTTGGTAATTTTTCAAAGGCTTGCGCTAAAAACGTTACGTTTTGTGTAGCAACTTTTGCTTGTTCTAAAAATGCGGCACCAAATTTGGCTTGTAGGTTTTGAAATGTTGCCGATAATGTTCGGGTGCTGTTGGCTAGGCCGTCGCTTGTGCGCATAAAGTCGCCTTGCGCGTCGCCTGTTTGCTTGTAAATTGCGGCTTGTGCGGCCAAAATCTTTTGCTGTGCTGTTAATGCGCCTTTACCGTCGTAAATGCCAAGGGTCATTGCTTCTTGCTTTAGGGTTGCGTCATTAAGCAAAACACCAAAACGGCGCAAAGGTTCAGCCTCGCCACGCTATGCAGCGCCAATAGCCATAACGGCTTCCTCGGGGCTTGTGTTATTAAACGACGCTAGGTCAGTAGCAAGGGTTGTAAAATCGTTGCTAAAGGTTGCTAAATCTACGCCGGATAAACCTGCAGCTTTACCAAACGTACCAAAAGCACCGGCAGCGTTTAATACGGCTTGTTCGGATTGGCCTAATTCTCTAGCGGCGGTACGTGCAAATTGTTGTACGTCTTTAGCACCACGGCCAAATATAACGTTTACTTTGCTTAGGCTCTCTTCCATATTGGAAGCGGCTGTAATAGCCGGGCCTATAACGCTTTTAACGGTGCCAATGGCAAGGCTAAAACCGCCTACAGCGCCGGCAACAGTCTTGGCGCTAGTGCCAAACGCTTTAAGTTGTTTGTCGGCTGCCTGTACACCGGTATTAACAAACGAGGTAATAATAGGTATGTTAATTGCCATTATTTGTACCTCTGTTTAAGTTGCTTATTTGTCTTTGCTTCTACGTTTGCAATTACTAATTGTACTTCAGCTTGCACGGCAGGCTTGTTTTTCTCTACTGCCTTGTCAATAACGCGAGGCTGTTCACCGCCACCGGAAACGTTAAGGTTTGCGACAAATCGTCCGGCTGTATGTCGTCCAGCATGGTCATAGATAGCTCCTGCAGCGTCGCGCTGTTGGACAGTCATTAGGCGATATGGTTTAGCGCCAAACGGTATTTGTTCTGTATGGGTTGCCACGCCGTCTGTAAAGCGCGTAAAATCTACGTACCTTTCTTTGGTGGCACGTGAACCAACTTTTACGTTAAAACCTTTATTTACGGTTGCTGTATTCCATTTAATTTCACGGCCTTTTATAAGATTGCCACGGTTCATGCCGGATAGCGGGGCGCCTTTAACTCCGCTAATGGTTGTAATCATGCTTCGGGCTTCCGTTACCATGACGTCACCGGCGCGCTTAATTTGTTTAGTTACTTGACGCCTATAGGTTGGGTCTATTTTGTGCAATAGCGCCAAGGTCTCTTGGATACCTTTAATTTCTAGGTTTGCTTGCGCCATTGGATTACCTTTTGTTTCGGTCTCCCAAAACTTTAGCCACCGTTGCTAAATCTTGTGTGTCAAACGTAGCGCTATACCAATGCGGTGCCCACCCTGTTGCTATTAACAGTTCGGCTAATTGCCGTCGGTAGGTACCGCTTGGGTAGGGTTTGGGGCCTCTTGCGCGGTTACTTCAATGTTTGTTACCTGTTGGCAATATTTGTCAAATTCGGCAGGTACAACAATTTTAGCTTGTTTGCTAGCTTCCCATGCAAGGTAGAGCAAATCCTCTACACCAATGCCGTTTGCCATATCGGCGGCTTTACGTTTAAAGCGTCGTTCCCATAGCACAATGGTAAATAAGTTTGTATTTACTTGGTATGTGCCCTCATGGTTGGTTACTTCAAGGGTTAATTGCATAGTGCCTACTTTCGTGTCGGGCCGATTATTCGGCGTTAATTATGCTGTTACGTCTGCGGTGTAAACGCCACCGGTAAAGGTTACGTCAATGGTTGACAATTCGCCCATGGTTGCGTTGATTACTGGAAATTCTGATAGCAATGCGCCGGTGAGGGTAAAGCCCGGGTTTGTTGCGCTATCTGCACCGACTGCAGGCTTAACAATGATTGTTACCAAGCCGCCTACTATGTTTTCCAATGTCGCGAAAGTTTCCGAAACTGCGTACGACTGGTAGAGGGTAAGCGTTACTTCATGGTTGCCTAGGCCTGATTGGTAAGTACGTGCTGTTTTGCCAAACGTGGTGTTTTCTAGTTGGTCATAGCGCTGCGTAAATACTGCCGCCGTGCATTGGTCTGAAAGGTCTACCGCGTTAACGGTTACTACCGGGTTTGCTAGGTAAGTGCTTGTAGCCATAGTGTTTAATCCTCTTTCGTTGCTTTCTTATTTTTAGCACTTTTTTTAGGTGCCGGTGTGGATACTTCGTCGGTTGCTTCGTCTGCAACTTCAACTATAAAGCCGCCCCAAATAAGGCCGGCAACCTGTACACCGGGCTTGGGTACAAACTCTGTACCAACAACACCGACGCGCGGGCTTTTAATAATGTACATAATCACCTAACCTGTTTGGGCTTGCATTTCTATAGTTAAATCATAGGCGGCCATTTCGCTACCGCCGATTATGGCAATAGTTGGGCGTCCGTCTGTTACAGCTACGTTTTTAGCCAACACTTTGGCGGCCATGTTCATTAGGCTGCGTTGGGCGTCCAAGTTGCCCGGGCCAAGGGTAATGAGGCGTACCGGGAAAGTTAATTTAACTATGTTGTAGTTCCATGCCACAA